CTTGCGCTATCCATTTTAAACCTTACATCAGTGAGTTGATTTTAGCGATTGAATTGGAAATTCTTGTTTCCAGCAAAAGAATAGCATCTTCCAATTGCCCACACAAGGTAAGAATTGGAGCAGGAATTGAGGCTTTATCAAAAGCTATCTTGTCTCCAACTTTAAAAGTATTTCCTGCTACAGCAGTTATCATATATTCCGGTAATGCAATAGGTTTAACTTTCTTATACCTTCCCCTCTTAGTTCCCGGCTTAACACCACGCTTCTTAGGTTTTGTTTTCTTAGCCATTTGTTTCACCTTTCAAATATTCTTCAAACTTTTTAGCTGCTGTAATAATCTGTTCTGCATCAACTATAGACATTCCTAGATCATTGTAGGAATTTCCTGATCCAGAAGTTATAGCTATATCAAGAGCAGTTAAGCGAAGCATTTCATGCTTATCTAAATCGTGCATTTTAAATAAATCCTTTCTCTAATGCTAACCATTCTGGCATTGTAAAAGTTTTATCATCTTCATTGTATTCTACTTGAGACTTAGGTAGCCAAACTCTTAGCTCACTTTTTATAGTATCACCTTTCTTAATTTCTGATCTGCCATCATATACAAGATATGCTTTGTCTGTTTCATGGCGCAATTCAGCAGCTATATCTATTAATTTTGTCATTTTAATAATTAACCACTGGTGGAGCAGTCATAGCCTTCTGCACTAATTTACCAAAATGAGGCTCCTCAAAATCATTTAAATTTCCTGTTCTATTGCGAGCCATGATATTCATATTTCCATTACATTGAAAAGCTAATGTTTCTCCCATTACTCCCGGTACATTTGTTTTAGCAAGTCTGATAATAAAATCATACAAGTGAGGAACGTCAACAGGAAGAACCTTGCCCGGAAAATATGGGCGTCTCAAGGATTGAAATTCTATATCTGCTATTTCTTCCTTACAAATTAAATAGACATGCTTATAACGAGTGTAATATAATGTTCTTAGGTGAGCCATAGTATCAGTTGCCATATCACCATAAGCAGCCATACCATGCTTTTTATTACCAGCTTTGCTAGTTCCTGTTAAGGCAGCTTGCAAATAAACATCAGCCATCTGGCTACCGCTATCAATTCCTAAGGTATCAAAGTTTTTAGTTTCTGTTGAGTTGAAAAACCATTTAAAAAATTCATCAATTCTTTGAGAAGTATAAGCCTCATATGTGGGAATATTTGATCCGCGCATTGATAGCAAACCTGCTTCAATAGCAAGTAATACAGGTCTAGGTGCTGTATTTAAAATTGGAGTTTTAGCTGATCCAGCAGGACCATATATAATAGTTTTACAACCAAAGTTTTGAGCATGGTCTGATGCTGCTCGTAAGTCCCTAATGTCCATTTTAATTTGGCCTGATTATTAAATTATTGCTGCTAGTACCATAAATAATATTTCTCATATCAACACATTTAATATTTGTAATCTTATCTTTTTCTAGCATAGCTTTACGTCCAAGACAAGCTTCTTCTGTATCATAATGTCCGGTCATGAGCATACCAGAAGTGATAGCTATTAAAATCCAATTCATTTATTTATTCCTCTCTTAAATAAATCATTCCGTGAGTTTCTATCATATCAATAAGTTTATTTGCATCATTTTCAGTATTTTTATCTGAAGTTGCCGCTATAATTCCTTTTAGAATAGGAATAAAGCTTTTTTCTACTTCTGAATTTATTGGCTCATTAATAATTTTTCTTAAAGCAAATTTTAGTCCAGTCCCTAAATTTAATTTTTTTCTTTCAACTGGCTCTGCTGTAACTGCCCAAGATAAGTTAGACATAGCACAGGCGACATTAACGGCGGCGCAAACTACACCAATCCATGCCAATACCAAGTTAATGAACGGGGCTAATGTTTTAGGTACGGGTATCTCGACAGATCAATGGCGAGGTGAGTGATGGTTGCTTTTGCAACAGGCTCATTCTCTACAAATAGCTTTAGTCTTGATTCGTTCCTATTTGGGGAAGTAGAACAAGTAACGGATTGGTGGCCTCTAGTTGGTGGTTTCATAGACCGTAAGAAGTACGACAAGGCAGAGATAGTCGAGCCGATACTAGAAAAGATCGCTCATGAGGTAGAAAAGCCCACTGCTAAATACATTAAAGACGAACTAAGAAAGTATGACCTGGCCTACGATAAGTCATTCAAGTCCGCAGTCTTAGCTATAAAGAAAGCACAAGATCAAGCTAGGGAAGACGATGACGAAGAAAGTTTGTTACTTATGTTATAATAAAGATGTTTACTATAAGGAAGTATTATAGTATATTTAGCGCACAGTCCGAAGGACAGGGTCTTAAAAGACGGGAGGCGATTGGAGACAATGATGGAAGAATCACAAGAAGTAGTAGAAGTACCAACGGAAACTGCTCCCGTAGAGGAATCTAAAGAATCAGTGCCACCTTCTGACGAAACGGTTAAGACAGAAGATGAAAAAGACCAACCGGAAGCAAAGCCCGAAAAGACATTTACTCAAAAAGAGTTAGATGACATTCTTACACGGAGACTCGCTAAAGAATCACGCAAGTTGGAACGCTTCGCAAGAGCAGAGATTGAGAATCAGTACCTTCGGGAACAATTACAGTCTAAAGCTCCGCAAGTAGAACAACCTGTCGGTGAGCCAAAACCAGAGCAGTTTAAGACTTACGAAGAATATATCGACAAGTTGACTGACTATAAGTTAGATCAGCGTATGGCTAAAGTGAGTGAACAATCTCAACGTCAGCAATATGAAGATCAGCAAAAGAGTCAAGAAGCTAAGATTCGAGAAAGTCTAAGTAAGGCCGCAGATAAGTACGATGACTTTGAAGATGTCGTCTACAACCCCAAGCTGCGAATCACTGACGTTATGGCCGAGTCGATTCAATCGTCTGACAACGGTCCTGACCTAGCCTACTGGCTTGGATCAAACCCGAAAGAAGCCGAACGCATCGCCCGTCTGTCGCCTATATTGCAGGCAAAGGAAATCGGAAAGATTGAAGTCAGATTGGCTGATAATCCTCCGGTAAAAAAAGCAACTTCTGCGCCGACGCCTATTAGTCCGGTAACTGCGCGGTCTTCGGGAAGCCCGAGCCATGACACGACTGATCCTAGATCGATCAAGACGATGTCTACTTCGGAGTGGATTGAAGCCGAGCGCAATCGCCAGATTCGTAAGTACGAAGCACAACGCAACCGTTAACCTTTAAAGGACTTTTATGTCAAATAGCATTCTCACGATCGACATGATCACCCGCAAGGCTCTGGAAATTCTGGAGAACAACCTTGTACTTACCCGCAACGTGAACCGTCAGTACGACGACAGCTTCGCTGTCGAAGGTGCCAAGATCGGCTCTACACTGCGTATCCGCCTGCCTGACCGCGCTCTGGTCACTGACGGTGCCGCCCTGCAAGTTCAGGACGACAACGAGCAGTTCACCACCCTGTCTGTGGCTAACCAGAAGCACATCGGCGTCAACTTCACATCCGCTGAATTGACCATGCAACTGGACGACTTCGCAGAGCGTGTGCTGAAACCGCGTATTTCCCAACTGGCCTCCAGCATTGATGCTGACGTTGCCAATGCGTACAAATACATCGGCAACAGCGTCGGCACCCCCGGCACCACGCCTTCGACTTCTTTGGTGCTGCTCCAAGCCCAACAGAAGCTGAACGAGAACGCCGCTGTGATGTCGCCACGTTACGCCACCGTGAACCCAGCGGCCAACGCCGGTCTGGTTGAAGGTATGAAAGGTCTGTTCAATCCGACCGACACTATCTCCAAGCAGTTCAAGAACGGCATGATGGGCACTGGCGTGCTGGGCTTCGACGAGATCAACATGTCTCAGTCGATCAAGCAGCACACCACTGGCTCGCGTGACGCTTCCGCTTCCACACTGGTGAAGACACCAGGCGTGACCAGCGAAGGCGCTTCCACCATCCTGCTGGAGCAAGGCTCTGTAACGACCACCATCAAGGCTGGCGACGTGTTCACCGTGGCTGACTGCTATGCAGTTAACCCACAGACACGCGAGTCCACTGGTTCGCTGTATCAGTTCGTTGCTCTGGCTGACGCCACCGCTTCGTCTGGCACTTGGACCGTGACTGTGTACCCTATGTACTCGGCCAACCACGCTCTGGCTACTGTGAATGTTCTGCCTGTCACCGGCAAAACCGTCACGTTCCTCGGCGCGGCTTCCAGCCAGTACGCTCAGAACTTGGTGTACCACAAGGATGCCATCACCTTCGCTACAGCCGACTTGCTGTTGCCACAAGGTGTTGACATGGCCGCCCGCGCTGTCCACAACGGCATCAGCCTGCGTATCGTTCGTCAGTACGACATCAACAACGACCGTATGCCTTGCCGTATCGACGTTCTGTATGGCTACAGCGCCATTCGTCCACAGATGGCTTCGCGCATCTGGGGCTAAATTGAATGCCCCTTCGGGGGCGTTTTTTAAATCTTTTTTAAGGAAATTATCATGGCACTTCCAAACGGCGGCGGCGGTTACCAACTCGGTGACGGCAACCTGAACGAAATCGTACTGGGCTACGCTCCAGCCCCTGCAACCTATACAGCTAACGCAACTGCCGCTTTGACAGTTGCTGATTTAGAAGGTGGCATTATTCTTTACACGCAAACCAATGCTAACAACCTTCAACTTCCGTTGGTGGCTGGTGTAGGTGGTGTAGATGCTGAAATTAGCAGTGCCAAAGTTGGCAGCGGAAAATGGTTCTGTTTTGCTTCCAGATAAAGGCAGTCCATATATTGTTAGCGATGTAATTATTCTTAGAACAAATACCACATTTTATTGTGATGGGGAAATTAAACTTGGTAATTCAACCAATGGTGGTGGTATTGCCGGCACTCTTGATGGTTCAACCAATTGCACTGTGTACGGTTTAAAAATTGATGGGAGTAACATTTACACAGGTAGTAGTGGTGAAAATGGATGGGGGTTTGGTGGTTCAAATCATCGACTTTGTGGTGGACATATTAAGAACTGCGCTCGCGGTGTTGGTGGTCCAGCAGATGGTGGTAAAGGCATTCAAAACGAAACTGAATATGGCAACATTATTATTGATGGTGTGACTTTTGAAAATTGCTTTATGGCAATGTCAACAAGGCAAGAGCACATCCTTCATGCGTATGATTGCGGTCCACAGATTTTCTCAAACATCACGGCTGAAGATTGCGAAATATTTTTCTTTGTTGAGTACGCAGGCGTTGGTTCTGTACCAGATGGAAAAAAACACTCTGTAGTTCTTAATGGGTTTTCAGCAAGAAATTGCGGCAGCTTTGAAGGAGCATTACAGTTTTCTAATGCAAGTAATGTACTGGTGTCCGATGGATTAATTATAAATCCTGACTTTACCACACCAGCGTTTATCCGTGGTCGTCATCGTTATTGCCAGTTTACCAATTTACAATTTTCAGGTGACTGTTTGACAGTTCTGAATAATCGCCTTGGCACATACAGTGGCTTGAGCGCAGTATCTGAAAATAATTTTTATCAGTTTTCTCACATTGGTTCTATTGAAAAACTTATCAACAGCGATGTAGTGGTGTTTAGCGCAAGGCAAATTTTTAACAGCACTATCAATTGCGATGTAAATCAAAATCCATCTGTTGCCATTATTGGTGACAATGTGGCATCGGATTCTACAGAATGCGTTATTACATACCGAACACTTGTTCCAGGTTCTACAGCTCAGCAAGATAACATTGTTTTGCGAGGTACAACAAATTTTATTAAAGCTTACTACGCCACATTTAACGATGTTACGTGGACAGGCGATGTAATTGGAAACTGTATTCAAGGCGCATGGACACCTGTAATTACATCTAGTATTGGAACAATTACCACAGTGGCTAATGTTGTTGGTCTATACCGTAAAGTAGGACGCCAGGTAACTTTGTTTTTAACTTTTGAAATTACAACCAATGGCACTGGTTCTGGTGTTTTGCTATTGTCCACAAACACTTTGCCAGCTTTAATGGTGGTGGATACAGAACCTTGTTCCAACAGAATGGTGGATGAGCCTTCGCTGGTCACGCCAGGTGTCTTGACCAATGTAGACGCGCTTGCGCTACGTGAGCCAGTGGTGTGCTGCTTGATTGACTGAGACA